CTTGTAAGCATGCTGTTTAAATTATCAGTTTTTAGTTCGCCTTTGGCTACTTTCTCCATAGCTTGTTTAAAGATACCTGCTGCTCGTAATTCTGATTCTCTTGCTGATATTGCTACTGCAGGGTCGCCATCTTTTTGAGACTTAGCTAATGCCATTGTGGCATTACTTTCTTCAATTGTTGCAGTTAGTAGTGTATTACTTGTTATTAATTCAATATTAGATTGAATTAAGCTCATTTGAATCTTTATCTCATCCTGCTTTAGTCTAGTAGTTGCTTCTGCAGCACGTTGGCCTGTTAAAGCTCCTATACTTGCTTGCGCAATAATTACTGCAGCTTTTGCACTAGCCTGTCCTAAAGCGTCATATATAAGTTTTGAACCTTTGGCAAAAGAAGCATCAACACCTTGAACAAATAAATCTTTGGCTTTAGCAAAAACTTGGGTGTCTATACCAAGCTGTACTTTTTGTATAGTTTTCTTAGCAGTTTCAAGAGCCTCAATTTGTTGTGTTTTTTCTGCTTTTTCTTTAGCAATGGTTTTTGCTGAACCTTTTGGGCCCATACCAAATATAGATATACTGCCAGTAGCCCTGTTTTTTTCTTCAGTTCTTTTAGCAATTTCAGCGTCTATGTTAGCAAGTTGTAGTGAGTACGCGGAATACTCTTCTAACGTAGTCTTAAACTCTGCACGTATTGCAACAAATTGCGCTACAAATTCAGGCCCAAATTGTGCAATTTTCTTAGGAGTACTCGCTAAATCGTTAAAAGCAGCATTCATCCTCTCAAGACTTTGATTTGTTATTTTATCCATGGCTACGGATAAATCTTCTAAAGAAGCCCCTATTTTAAATAAAGGATTATTAGAAGCTGAAGACTGAATAAATTCTTCATAAGCTTTTGTTACGTTTTCTGTAGCAGTTTTAAAACTTTGAAGATCATTACTGGCCTCTGCTAAATTAGCGGCAAGGGCTTTATTTGATTTTTGAAATTCGTCTTGTGCCTTAGTACTGTCTTTAAATCTTTCACCTACAGTTACAATATCTAAGCTCTTTACACCAATAGCTTTCTTAAAACTTTCTTCTGCTTGATTTCCCATACCGGCTGCACGAAATAATTGCAGTTGTTGCTGTACTGTATCCGCAAGGTTTTTTGCTGATTTAGAATTAATATCTTTACCAAATAATCCAGCAATGTCATTAGTAAATTTATCCCAGGGGCTGCTCTGCAGTGCCTTTAATAAGTTTTTAGTAGCTTCAATTTGTGCTTCAATTGCATCAGTTGAGGTATTACTTGCATTTGAAAGTGCAAAAAATCCCTGAATTGAAGACGTAGCTATACCAGGCTGTCTAGCAAGAGCTATTAAAGTTCTTTTTGAATTATCAACTGCGTCTGATGTAGTTTGTATTGCTTTATTGAAACTGTCTGCTTCTTTTTCTGTTCTTGTAAGCCAAGAATCAAGTAAAACAAAAGATCCAATTACAGCAGCAATGCTTTGCCCCCATACTCCAAATGCTGAAACTAGCGAGCCAACTTTTTGTGCTACTATGCCAATTGTTCCGGCTGTACGAGTTAATCCTGCTTGAAGAGCTGTAATTTTTGGAGCTTCTTGTGTAATTGCAGAGCCATCTTTATTAGTACCCGTTTGTACTACTAGTGTTCCCGCCCTAGCTTTAGCGATCTCTTCGTTTAATTTTCTGTAGGCTGCTCTAGACCCATAAATTGCTTGAGTTTCTGCAGTTGTAACTCTTATAGTATCACTAGACAATTTGTTTAGTATACGTTTATTTATAATGTCATTAGAACCCGGTGTAGTCAGTCCTGATTCTGTTGATTTGATAAGAACTTCCGACGCAACGGAACCAGCATCTTTAGCACCAGAACGAATAGCTTTTAATTGAGCTACGTGTGCCTTAAGCCTAGCGGATTCTTCAGCATTTCGTTTAGCTAAATCAGTAGCACGTCGATCTAAAGATCTTATTTCTTCAGCTGTAAGGGCAAACGGATCTTTACCAGCTAATGCGGCATAATCCGTTTTGGCTGTTTTACTAAAAGTTGTCGCATCTTTAGATAGGGCTGAAACTTTATCTATTGTAGCCGGTAGCTTTTTAAAGGCTTTTTCTGCATTGGTACCAGCTACTTTAGCCATATCAATATATTTTTGTGTCATATCTCTGTGCATGGCGCCAAAAAGCATACGGCTTGCATCAGCAGTTTTCTGTAAATTTTCTCTGTACTGTCCTAATGCTGGTATAGCACTCTTAACTATTGAAGCACCTATTAAACCTAAAACTCCAAGCAGTGCTACAGGATTTTGCGATAATAAATTAACTAATGGTACTAAAGCTTTGTTAACAACTTCTAATGCTTTAAAGCTTAAATCCTTTAAACTAGCCGCAAACTTATCATAAGGATTAGCAGGTATTTCAATAGAACTAAATTTATCCATGCCCTCTTTTAGCACGGCATTAGCAAATGCTTGACGTCTTTCAAAATCTGTTAAGCTACCTGTAGCTTTACCTATGCTACGAGCGTAGTTTTCTGTGGCGGGGCCTATTTTTGTAAATAAACCAAGTTCGTCTAGCAACTCAGGCTCTAGTTTTGAAATACCACGGGTCAAACGACTAATAGCGTCGGGCATACCAATACCCAAAGCTTTAGAAGCTTTGTTTGCTACTAAACCGAGATCAGTCATCTGTTTGCCAGACAATCCCGCAGCAGTACCTTTTGTAGTAGCCTCCATAGCTTCACGCATACTAATTGCACCGTCGGTAGCATTTCTTAAATTTTGAGCAATAGTGCCTAGTGCTTGTCCAGTAGCAGCACCTAACTGATTCATACCTTGAATCATATTTGAAGTATCTGCTGCTTCACTTAATGCTCGAAAAGCAGCTCCGGCTGCAAACACGTTAGCAGCATAAGTAGCATATAGACGTACTAATCCATCAAGCCCACGAGCTTGGTTTGCAAAGTCTCGTCCTGATGCACCTGTAGCACCAGCACTACCTCTGGCAATGTCGTATTCGTTAGTACCCATTGTGGCTTTCTTAAAACCACTAGTACCTTTACCACCGCCAAGACCTTTACTCATCTGCTTATCAAGTGAGTCGTAGGTACCTCTGTAGTTTTTAAGCTTTTGCTCACTCTTTTCAATGGTTCCTAGGTCGTCCAGCTTAACTTGTAAAACTGTTGTATCGTTACTCATGCTTACTCCTGTTCGGATATTATCAAAATTTTTTGATAACTTGACTAGAGATCATTATACCATGTGACCACGCAGTTGTCAAACCAAAAAATTTTTAACGCAAAAAAGCCCGCTAATTTTAATTAGCAGGCTCTTTTGTCTTTTTCTTATTGTTGATTTCGTCTGATCTTACGTTGTCAATTATACGTATTAGCATAACTATAAACTTCTGTTCAGAAGGATCAATCTCTGTTGCTTCTAAAATATCTTTAATACCTATAAGGGATTTTCCTAAATAGTTTCCGTTCATAAAATCCCACTCGTCTCGCAACATTTTATATGCATTAAATGCTTGTTGCACTTCAAACGGAAAATCATCAAACTCAACAGGTATCTCAGACTCTACTGGGTCTGAGCCTAACATTTCACACATTTCAAAATATTGGTCTTTAGTCATTGACACGCTCATATTTTGAATGTAGTTAACCAACTGCAGATTTACTTGCTGGAGCTGGTCGTCGAAAAGTTTCCCAAGTCTGTGACCTGTTCGCTAATAAACGCATCAAAATTGCTAGAATTTTTCATTAAGTACAAGGCATTTTCTGCGCTGTAACCTAAGTCTGCTTCCATGTCTTGCTCTTTTAAGTCAACTGGGGCTAGTTGTTCAAGATAAGTTAGCTTAAAGCCAGTCCATCCTTTAATTGCATTTTCAACATAAAGTTGCAAAAATAAATCTTCGTTAAAGTCTTCCGAAGCTTGACGATTTTTAAAGCTAGTCTTTGTAGACTTTTTGCGAATCGACAAAAGTGTTTCGCGCGATAAAAATGCCAAATCAATCATAAAACCAGGCATACCAGGGTATTCTACCTGTACTGATTTGGAAGGAACTAACAGTGTTTTTAAAGAGAGAGTATTAATAGTCATTTTATAATAAGATTAAAAAGAGAGACTGGAGATCAACCCAGCCTCTGTAGAAATGCAACAGTTAATTAAACTGCGGCGCGGTAAACGATAGTTGCTTCGTTAGACTCTGTAATGTCGTAATCAGCACCTGCAAAACCTTGAGCTGTAAAGTTAATTGTTGTAGAAATAACTTGCTCTGTGTTAATTGTAGGAATCTGCAACATAGCTGCAGGTAACTTAATTTCAACACCAGTAGCATTTGTACTAGGTCCACCCAGTTGTACATTAATTGTAAACTTAGGATCAACTGTTGTAGTTGAATCAGCTAACAATTTTGATAACAGTCCACCACTTTCAACACTACCTGTTTTTAAGTATGCATTGATAGTACCGGTAATAGCACGTGTACCTGTGAAGTACGTAATAGGTAAGTTAACTGTACCTAAGTTAGCAGGTGTCAAATATGTTAAGTTGTTAGCAAAAGTGATGTTTCCACCAGTTAAAGCAATAGTATAAATAACACCAGCTGTAGCAGCTGAAACGGTTGCAGTAGCTGCTGCTCCTGTACCGCCACCACCAGTAAACGTAATTGCTGGAGGAGTAGCAGTAATATATCCAGAACCTGCGTTAGTAATTGTAACACCAGTAATAGTAGAAGTACCGATAGTTACAGCGCCAAGAACGGGTGCAGTAGTTGGTGTACCTAAATTAGCAAGTGTAGCTGTTGGTGCAGTAGTATATCCAGAACCAGCTGTTGTAATAACAATACCAGTTATTACACCACCAGAAACTGTTACTGTACCAAGTGCAGTAACACCGTTAGCAACTTGAGGAGCAGAGAATGCTATTGTTGCACCAGTGGCTGCTACTCCGACGCCACCATTAGTAACTGCTACGGCTGTTACGGCTCCACCAGACAATACTGCGGTACCAGTAGCTGTTGTACCACTAGTAGGTGCAGCAAAAGCTACTGTAGGGGCAGAGGTATATCCAGAGCCACCAGGAGTTGTAACGGCTGTTACGGCTCCACCAGCAGTGGCAACAAAATCATTGATACCGTCGTTAACAACTAAAGTGCTTAACTTGTTAGTAATAAAACGAGCTGTAGTATTCTTAGCAAGCGCAGTGTTAGCTGCTGGGCTATTGGCCCCTGCAAAGTTAGTTGCTGATCCAACGTTTGTAAACGCAACTGGAGTTGCTGTATTTGCTGCGGCACCATCTACCACGCGAATTGCGGAACCTTTACCGGCCCATGCAATTGTCGCAATAGCGTCAATACCAAAATCAATAGTAGCAGAATCTAAAGCGCAGTTATCAATAACGTAACCTGCATTGTCAAATAATATAATTAAGCCAAAAGGCAGTAATTGATGTTTATTAGAATTAGTAAATCCTACTGTACCAGTAGATGCTGCAGAGGTCCAAGCGGCACCAGCGGCACCAAGGTTAGCTGCACCACCAAAAGCATTCCATAAGTACTGCTCTTCGGCAGTAATTAAACTACCAGTGTTATTGGGGCGAATATATGTAGAGAAAGTAAAGTCTACTGGCTCTAGTGCAGTGTTAAAACTGCGCTGACCACGAACAGGAGCTGCCCCTGCTTCATTTAGTGTAACTGTATCTACAGTAGTATTTTGTGAAAAGCTCATGCCTTCTAGCACTTGAATTTCAAAAGTATTAGATGCAGACATGACGCTTGCTGCATCTTTGTAGTCACCAATTTTTACACGACCAAAACTGTCGATGTTAGTAGTAAAGAAGACTCTACTATTACGAATTAAATTAACTGCTGCCATAGCTATTCCTTGTAGTTAGTAACCCAGGAGTACACTTACTAGACATTTATCTGTATTGGTACTATTAGGTAATTAGAGTGCATAACGCACCTGTAAATTTATCTCACCGACACCATAAGGAGTTAATAGTCCTTCATCGGTTGTTATTGACTGAATTAATATTTCAGTAGTTGACAGATTATTAGTAATGTCATATACTAATACTCGGTTAGCATCTATTACATTTTCTAAGTCGTCTAGTAAGTCTTCAAGTAATTGTTGCGATTCGCTTTCGCTACGAACATAAACTTTTACACTAACGTTTAAGTGTCCCCAAGTAAAATCTCCTGGTAGATATTCTCTTATTTCAGAACCGGCTGTACTGTATACACAAGGAAAGTCTTGAACTTCGTCCCAAAATTTTAATTTAGGGTAGCTATTATCAGACAAATCACTTTTAAAGCTGCCGGTTCCGTTTATTATTTTAAATTTTTCAGCTAAAGCTGTTATAATACTTATTCTTCTTGTCATAAGGCTACTGCCCTTAATCTATTGCCTACTGTTTGTTGTGCAATTTGTCTAATCGATGTAGAGATTAGTAGCTTAGGCTCTCTGCTTTTTGGATAAGACTGACGCCCAACTGGGGGGCCAGAGCTAAATGTTGCGTATGGATACTTCATATAACTATAAAATGCAGTTATCATTCCTTGCCTACTTTCACTTAGTCTAGTTACTGTAGCAGAACTAGCAAATCTTCCTGTTCTATAATTAAGCAAATCGTCACGGTCCCCATCACCCATATTATCTCTGATTTGCCATTGTAATTGTGAATTTATTGAAAGTAACAATTCGGGTAAATTAACCTGAGACTGCTCGGGATCAGCAGTTAACATTAAAGCGGGGCCTACAGCGGCAGGTTTTTTAGTTTTTACGGCTTTTAGTTTAGATAAACTACTTTTTATTTTTCTACCCGCTGTTTCTATATCTTTTTCTAACTTCTTGCCTTGGGCAATCGTAGAATTAAAAGACTTTACAGGTGTTGGATTAATTTTTGCAATAAAAGGCTTAACTGTTGTTTTACGTAAGGCCGCTAATTGAACTTCTTTTATATGCTGTCTTAATGTTTTAGAACTTTTTAAGTCTACTAAGAAGGCTGCAATTTCTTTTTTATTATTTGGAAAACTACTATATAAAGCTTTTCTAACTTCTTTTATATTTTCTTTATAATTTTTATAAATTTGTTGAAGTTTAACCGCTACTACTTCTGCCTCTTGGCCAATATGCCTAACAGCCATTTTATCTTTAGGATTTACTAAATTCTCTTTACTACCTATATCTCTTAAAATTGCTACAAATCCTAAGGCTCTTGACAATGCTCCAGAACCTTGATTAGTATTAACATTGCCTATACCTGCATATTTACTTTTACTTTTTCGCTCGTCTTGTCCTTTTAACTGCATTTCTACAGCTACAAAAAGATTGCCTCTATTTTCTGTACCTTTTAATACTGAAGCTGTTAAAGCTTGGTACTCTGGTAACAAACTACTAGAAGCTAAATCTAGCATTTCGTGTAGTTTAATCATTTTTTCAATGAAATTACCGTTATAAAACTCACCTGCTTGGTATGTAGATTTTAATCTTATAAATGCCTGAGACTCTATATGACCTACTTCAAAATTTTCAGAATACTTTTTAAGTTCTTCTGCACTTAACCCACAAGCTTTTAAAAACTGTTTCATAACACTAGCTGTGTTTGTATAAGTGTCTGAATACTTTACTCCAGTAGCTTCTTCTACATTATCCGTAGTTCCAGTATTAGAAAATAATTCTAAAGTACTTTTATTACGTTTTTTATAATTTTTATTGTACCATGTTATGTATGCTTTTAATAAAGGCGTATTATCATACTTGCCTCTACCTTTAGTAACACCAGTCTCTGTAATTACTGGCATTTTTAAGTTGTAAAATTTCCAGTGTCTGCGCAAGCCTTCTTCAGTAACTACTGTTTCATTATGGCTTAAAGCCATTGCTCTATTTCTAAAGTTAGAAATACCACGCGCTTTTGGATCGTTCGGATTTACAGTATCTTGTATCATCAATGAAGATGTTACGCCTAACTTTGCTTTTTCCTTAGATATGTCTGTAGGAACAGTTAAACTATTTTGTAAAGCATCTGTCCAAGATGCAAGAGTTTCTGTAGTATCATTTAGATTTTTTAAAGAAGCTCTAGCTTTCATTACTGTGCTAAACTCTGATATACTCATGTAAAATCCGCCACATATTGGTCTAGTACACGTTTAATTGGGGCAGGTAGGTTAGTTGAACTAACATAATTAATTTGTGTAGTATTAGGATTTAGGTCTCGGCTACTGTGTACCGAACCATTGTTTCTCGAGTAGTATTCTATTAAATCTAGTACAGCTAGTTTTAAATCTCCTGGTACAGCATCATAGCCACCAAAATAATTTACTCTATATCCGTTTATTACTTCAGGAAATCCGCTGGGATTAATAGAAACTACTGCGTCGCCTCGTGCAACCCAGTCTGTGAATTTTACTAAATTTGTGTATGTTTTGCCATAGTCTTCGCTATAGGCTACTGATAATACATTTACAATGGGAGTTTCTTTTAATAAGATCTCTTTAAATCCACCATCAAAGAATTCAATTTTTACATCACTAAAGTAATCGATAAAAGTACGACGGCAATATGATTTCACTAGGTCGCTGACCTTAGGGATTAAAAAATCAATTTCTGAGTCTGAATTAACGCTAGTAATTCCCATGTAATTTTTGTACTCAGATTTTGTTACTAAATCAGTTGCCATAATTACCTCGCTTGTTTTATAAAGGTACTGAATACCTTTATAAAACAAGACCCCGAAGGGTCTTGTTAACAATTACACTAGCAAATCAGGTTGCTGTATATTTGTGGGCTGTAACGGAATTACCGTTAACTGTACTAATTTGTGTCATACCTGTACGCAAGCTAGCAACCATTACACGACGTTGTGTTTCCACAAGTTCTTGTGTATCAATGCGGAGACCGCGTTGGTTACCAACAATAAAGTTAGCAGTGTTAACAGCGATTGCACCGGCTACGCCTGTACCAGGTGAGGCATACTCTGCGGAAACCAATACTGGACTTCCACCGATTTGACCGATTTGACCTGTTAACAGTGTGGCTTGTGGACCAACTTGGTTCATTGTTTGGAACACAGTGTCGTCAAGCAATTGGTAATATGTATCGGTATTAACGATATAAATTACTTCTGATGGATCAAGACCCCAAGCACCTAAACCTTGGCGGAGCGCACGCATTTTAGCAACTGTCATACCAGCAGCAACTGTGTTACCAGTAGCAGTAGTGTTAGTAGCAAAAACTGTCAATCCTTTAACAGGATCAGCACCGGTACCAACACCTAACAACATGGCTTTGTCTACAGCTTTAGCTACACGACGGACCATAGCGTCACGAATTACGGGCATTAAAGCCAGCAATGCGTCTTCTTCTTCTTCGTATGCAGTATACTCATTAGTAGCTACTTTAAACGCATTCAAAGTAATTTCTTTCAGAGCATGAGTTTGTGAAGCACCAGCAGAAGCAGCAGCACCAAATTGAGCATTAGTAACCCAAGTTGCATATCCTGCTTCTGGATTCACTGGAATTGTCATCACATTGGTTTGCATAGCAATGTTACGGAAAATAGGAGCCACTACCAAACGGCGGCGGATTTCGTTTTCCATGTTCAAGCTAACTTCAAGTTCCCAGGTAGCTGAAGGCACGTGAGCACCAAACTTTTCAACTAAACTACGACCTAAGCGGCTAGCGTCAACTGCTTTACCTGACATTTTAGACAGTAAAACTGCCTTTTCTTTGTCAGCATAAGACATACCGTCTTTGCTGTCTTGGAAAGACATTTTTGATTTTGTCATAGCTTCGATTTCAAAAGCTTTTTCTTTCAAAGAAGCTTCTAAACCAGCAATAACTGATTTGCTTGACTCTTCAGCAGTAGCTAAACGCTTCTCAACTTCGGCCATCAAGCGCTCAGCGCCTGTGTCACCTGTAGAGATAGAAGCAACAGCGGCTTTAACGCGTGCATCTAATTCGGCTTCTGATTTGTCAGCAGCGGCTTTGTCAGCCAATTGTTTTGCCTGTGTATCGGCGATGGCTTTAGCAGTGAGCTCAGCCGCTTTGTTAGCTGCATCAGCCAACATTTGTTCTAATTGTTTAGGATCCATTTCCCATTCCTTTTTAATTTCGCCGCTTGCTTCCGTTGAGGATTCTAGCCCTTTAGCTGAATCGCTTTC